GCCGCCATGAACACCAGAATCGCCACCGCGATCACCTCGCCGCAAACCGTCATCGCGACCGGATAGTCGCTGAGCTTCGGCGTCGGAGGGGGGATGACGAGATCGGCGAGGGTCATGTCTTTCTCAGCGCCGCCTTGAACTTGCGATAATAACCAGCGATCAAGTCGGCCCGATCGAGCCCGTTGACAACCTTCCGAGCGTTAACCGGATCTTCGGTAGTGCCATTGAAATACTTTGATAGTCCAACTCCGGTGAACCATCCGTATACCATCCCATCATAAGACACCAGCGCTGAAACCTCACTCCCAAGCATCTTGTGCGGTTCTTTGTGGATAGTATGAGTAACATCATATCTCTCCTTCAAATACTTTTCGGCCTTCTTATAATTATCCTCCCAGGTAAGCTGGACATGGCCACGCCCGTAATACTTCTGATTGTAGGGTCCGGCGGGCTGGCCATACTTCTGGCCTGCGCCCTTGCCGTACTCCTCGATCGGCTGCATCCGCTCGGCGGTCTCGTGAAAGAAGGTGGCGAGGCAATAGGCCAGCCAGTTGGTGCCGTCGCGCGGATTGCCTTGCTCGAAATGGCGCTCCCAGGTCTCCAGGAGATAGTTCATCCCGTCGACCTGATCCTGGGTCAGCGTGCCGCGAAACAGGCTAGCTCGCACCCCGTCAAAGAATACCTTCCGATCGTAGGGCATCAGACTTGTCCTCGCCAAACCCTCCAGGGCGTCGCCTCTGGACCGTTGAGCCACTTCTTGAAGGCGTCTTCGTCGTAGTAAATTCCGCGGTGGATCAGGTCCTCGACGATGAACAGCGGCAAGGTCGCAACCTTCTTGTTGTAACCGTGCCGCATGGTCTCGCGATCGCGCTTGATCCCTTCGAGAATCGGCTCGATGTCCGACGTCGTCTGGATCGTAAATCGATTGGGATCGTCCGGATCATAGATGACCGTCCGGGCGACCCCGTCTTGCGCGTAATAGCGCCGCTTGCGCTCGCCCACTTACGCAGTGATGCCGTTAAACAAGATGTGGGCGAGGCTGTTGCGCATCTCGACGCCCCACTCGACGATGATCATCCGGTTCTCGGCGTCGCCGGTCCGCGCCATCAAGTATTGCCTGAAAGCTCGGAAGAAGCTGACCGCGACATAGTCCGGATCGAGCAAAAGTCCGACGTCTGGCGGCGTCCAGCGCGACGGGATGCATTTGACGCGCCCGAAATCGGTCGCCAGCACATCGACTGTGCTCACCACCTCAGTCTTGCCGACAAGCACTTGCGTAGTCGATCGACCAATAAAGGTCGAAACTGTACGCTTAGGCCCAGGGGGCACAACCCAGAGTGTCGGTGAAGCACCATTGGTATACGCTAATTGCATAGCGTCTCCCAACATCTGTTCTGTTAGCTGCACCGGCGCGGCAGGCGTCGGAAACAACCCGGTCTGGGTCGTCGGCAGACCAGTGACGACGGTCCCAGGCGCCACCGCGCCCGCCGCTACGCCAAGCTTGGTCACCGCGCGCGCCAGCCAATGCGAGATCGCCTCAGTCGAGCGAGCGGTAGGGGTAGTATTGTTGCCATCATTTCGCGCCTGACGGCCGCACATCGCAGTTTCCATGTCCGACTTTAGCACCTTAGAGGCCATAGCCATTTGGTGCGCCATCTCGGAACCTTTACCAGCCGCATCGGACTCTTCCTGCGAGCCAGAGACAGTGGCGTTGCGCTGTGAGATCTGAGTACAGTTATTGAGACGAATAGTCGGCTGCGCTGGCGCGTTGACGAGCGAAAAGCCTTCCAGCTGGGCGTTGGCGTTCGGATCGAGCGCGCCGGTGCCCGGCACGGTCGTCGGAGCCACGAGCGGCAGAAATTCCGTCTGCCAATCGTAGATCCTATTTTTCACATTCCTACGCCGTGATGCACTCATCACCGGCGTATCGAACGGATCTATGTTGTAGATAGCATTGGACAAATCTTCTCTGTTGCCCACCGCCGCATAGGTGGTGAAGGCATTGGTTACGACGGGCATGGGTCTCCCCGGGGGTTAGAGCAATCTCCGAAACACTTCTGTGGTCGCATCAAGCGATCCACTGCTCGCCTGTCGGCGAAGTGCGTCGTCGAGGCCCTTCCGGGTTGCATTCCCACTGAGGGGGGTAGCCGCGCCTGGAGTTAGCGTCCGACCTTTGCCGGGGATCACAGCCCTTGGTCTCGTGGCTGCGGTCATCCGATCATACTTGCTCGCCTTGCGCAGGACGGTAAGCATCCTGGGGTCATAGACCGTGGCGACTTCGTATTCCGTAAAACCAGCCGCTGCGGCGGTCCGCCGCATCGACTTCAACTCCTTCTGCAGAGTCGCCTCGTCAGGGATTTTGTTGTCCATGACGAATTTCGAAAAGCCATCGACAGCGTAGCGTTCGACGCGCCGGGCTTCCTCTTGAGCGTTGAAGGCCTCGTACTGAGCCCGCTGCTGCCGCGATTGGGCGAGCTTGCTGTAGAGAGCCGCGAAAATCTTCTGATGGTTGTGCGCCGCCCCTGGATCGCGGGCGAATTCCTGATCCCAGTTGGGCTCGGCGGGGATCATCGCCTGCATGTCCTGCTCGTAGTCCTGCCGGGCCTTGATCAGGTGCTGCCAATTCTGCCGAAGGCGCTGCGCCTCGGCGTCGACCCCGGTCTTTTCCTGATTGATTTGCTGCAGACGCTTGTGGAAGGTCTCCTGGCGGATATAGCCGCGCAGCGCCTCGACCAGCGAAACATGCTGGGTCTCGCCCTCGACGGTTACCTCGTATTTTTCACCGTCGTCTTCGGCTGGCGTTTCATCGACGGGCTCGTCGTCGAGCAGCTCGTCGCCTTGCTCTGTCTCGGTCGGCTCGTGTCGGTCGTCGGCGGGGGTCCGGCGTAAGTTCTGGACGTCCTGAGCTGCTCGCCGCCCTTGCCTCTCGTCAAGCCTGCCATCTGCGACCTCCTGTTCGATCTCGCGCAACCGCTCGTTATCGCCGCCGTCGCTGGTGTCGCCGGTCAGCGGGTCGCCTTCGAGCGACCGGGTGGCGAACATCGGTTGAGGCTTGTCTTCAGTGGCGACGAATCTCCCCGCCTGATCGCGCGGCGCGATCTGAGGCGACAGCTCCTTGGCAAAAGCATCTCTCGCTTGTTCGAGACCCTCAGGCACTCTTCATCGCCATCTTCTGCGCGTTGACGTAGGATTGCAGTTGCAGCGGAATGTCTTCCAAAGCCTTGAGCTTTGCAACCAGCATATCCTGCTTGCGCGCCGTCTCCTCGTTCATCAGCTCGCCGAACCACTGCTTGCGAAGATCGATGATCGCCTTCATGAAGATCCGATCGTCGAGCAAAGCCTGGGCGGCGGCAGCGTCGGCCTTGCGTAATTCCGGCGAGATGCGCGCCATCTCGGTCATGCGGCGGGCCTCGGCCTCATCTTCACCACCCGCTGCTGATTGGCCAGCGTCGCCGCAGTGGTCAGCTCGTCATGATCCCGATCGAGCGCGTTCTCTCGGGATTCGTGCTCGTTGTCGTCGACCCCGGCGAGCGCCCCTACCACCGTCTTGGCGTGCTGCACCGCATGGCCGGTCATCGCCTGATGGTGCTGGGCCGCCATCTGGGTCATCGCCTGGACGTGGCCCGAATGAACCTGGGCCATTTTCTGCATGTGCTGGCTGGCGAGCTGCGCCGCCTTGAGCTGCGCGTCGTTCTGCGCCTGCTGATGCTGCTGCCGCTGGGCGTCGGCGTCGTTCTGAGCCCCCGCCATGTTGATCTGGTTCTCGACGTCGTTCTGATCGCTGTCGGACTGATCCTTCATCAACTGGCTGCCAAGCGCGCCGAGCTTGGTAATGTGGTCGACGTCGACCTTGCGGCCCTCGATCATCAGCTTGTTCTGATCGTAGAAGGTGCGCTCGGCGAGATCCTGCTGCTTGAACTGATGTTCGAGCTGCATCTTCTGCCGATCAATGTCCTGCTGGCCGACCGCTTTGGCGGTCTCGGAGCGAACCTTCTCCAGCATCGCCTGAGCCTGCATCGCCGCCGGGTCAGGCTGCTTCGGCGCATTCATGATCGCCGCCATCTGCTGCGGCGTCGGCGTCTTGAAGTAGCGGCCGACGTTCTTCACATTCGCCAAGGCGAGCATGTCGGTGATGGTGTTCAAGAGTTCAGGAATGCCGCAGACCGGATTGTTCATCCCGTAGGTGGTGACGATCAGCTGCTGGTCCTGCTTGATCTGGTTGAGCGCCAGCATCCGCACCAGATCCGAACCCTTGCCGAGGTTAGCGTTGACCTCAACCGCCATCGAGGCGTCGAAGGTGCCGGTGTCGTAAGGCACGAACTTGCCGCGAATCTTCAGCGTCCGCTGCTGATTCGGGTTCTCGCAGCACTCGTTGTAGAGCCCGGAGAACAAATCGCGGAAGCCGGTCTCGCACAAGATCCGCGCCATCATCTCGATGCGCTCTTGCGCGCCGTTGATGATCGCCTCGACGCCGAGCTGGGTGGAGCTTTGCAGGGCCTTCGGATCGAGCCCGCGCGCCGCGTCGGTGAGACCAGTCCGTTTGGCCAGCGTCGCGTCGAGCGCCTGCACCACCGGCAGCGCCTGCTGGCCGACGAATGGCAG